GGCCTTGCGGCCCCTCTTGGCTGAGTAAACTCAGCGGTAGAATGTTCTGCCGATGATCTGGCTTTGCATTCCAGGTCGTTCTCGTTCTTCCACTAACCAAGGAGTCTAGCTTATGCAGGCAATAGATTTGAACGGTCCAAATACGCTCTTCATTACTGTTGAGCGAATGCGGAACGCCGTCCATGTTTATTTGCCTACACGAGAGGGCTCCATAGTTACGGTTAGTTTATACGGGCAGGATGTCGGTTCGTACTCTGATGAAAGGCTAATCACCTTAGCCAGAGACGAACTCAAGCGCAAGCTTGATAGCCCAATCTTTGCTTTGGTGAGGATCACGCCTACAACTGCGTGGTCTAAACTCCTTTGCGAGAATTGTGCGACAGCTTACCCGGAAAGCGGCAAACACATCAACTGAGGTGATCTATGAATGAGATGTTCTCGAAGGCGATGGCAGCATGTGCGGCCGTTGCTACTTTTTCGGCTTGCAGTGCGGCCATTGTCAACGCGATGTCTACTCTCGTAGATTACAAAGTTGATACTGTCCTCGTTAAGAAGCAGTTGGAAAAGGAAGCTGCAGAATCTGCAGTGTACGATTCCAGTGTTACTGGCGCCCTTGTGAAAGGCGCCAAAAAGCTAATCACGAATTAATGACCAAGGAATAGTCGATGAGCGTAACGAAAGATAGTAGTATTGTCTTTCCCTCTAACCGTAAAGGGCGCTATTGGCTCTGGAACGAGGCCAGTACTTGGGATGTTGACGCAAGTTCTATCGTCAATATTCCTCGTACTAGGACTGGTGACAGATTACCAAAATGGCGTTCTATTATAGAAAGTGGGGGAAATGCAACGACGGGCTTAATTGCCGTCTTGTGTTCTCTCGATTACGATCGTCTTCACGGTACGTATGAACAATGGACGTACCAGAATATTCCTGCCCAATTTGGACGTCGTGAGAATGACGGTGATACGTTTATACGTAACAACGTCGCTCCTATCGACTTCACGAATGGGTCAGTTTGGTCATTTCTTAGCGACGGTAGCTTTGCCGATAACCTAGCAAAGGCAGCTTTCTATAAGAAACTCAAGCTCTTAGAAACCCAGTTTCAAGGGTATATATTTGCTGGAGAACTTATGGAAACGCTCCGTATGCTGCGCCAGCCGCTCGTTGGCATAAGGTCACTTTCTAAGGATTTTCTTGACACGCTACGTAAACGAAAGCGTGCCAATCCAAAGAAATGGCTGAATGACATCGGCTCGGCTTGGCTTGAGCAATCGTTTGGCTGGAATCCTTTACTCAATGACGTCAGTGATGCCGTCAAAGCGTATCAGAGGCTAGTCAAACCTGTGCAGACCTTCAAACTGTCTGCCAGTGCGTCCAAAACTTACGATCGCACGAAGGACCGAAGCACGACCTATTGGCCGGGCTATCAGTCTACGTATGACAGTGGTTGTACTTTTCACACTGTCAGTTCTTGGTTTTTAGAGAACGTGAAAGTTCGTTATAAGGGCGCGTTAATTGCTCGAGTGAATGCTCCTAGTTGGCAGAATAAAGATCTCTTTGGCTTTGAGCCTCAGAACTTTATACCTGCTGCATGGGAACTTTTACCCTGGAGCTTTCTCGCTGACTACTTCACCAATATTGGTGACATCCTTGATGCTTCTATCGTCAGTACTAGAAATCTGGCGTGGGTCAACAAAACTGTGATTAAGACTATTTATAAACATGGTCTTTTTCGCCAGATTTGGGGAGCCGCTCCAGGTGGTTCAGGATGGACGAAAGCCTCAATGAGTGGTAGTCAAGGTCATCACTTTGCTAAACAGAAGAGCCTTGTCCGTTCTGCAAATGTAGGCATGAGTATGCCTACTTTACAGTTCAATTTTGATTTAACGGGGGGTCAGCTAGCAAATATTGACGCCTTGTTGACTCAAGCTAATGCTCTTCATCCGCAGCATAACCCTCGGCATTGGCATCGTTAGATGCCTTGCTTATTTGAGGATTAATCATGAGTTTTACTCTTACAAGCCCGATAACGGGTTTGGCGCAGACGGGGCTCACGTCCCCTACCTATACGCATGTCACTGACGCTGCCCCGGATATTACCGGGAAACAGGTCGCTGTCACTGCGCTTGGTGGGACGCAAACCGGCGTAACTGCGCATTCTATGTCCAGTCCTTTTACGATCACGTTCTTCAGGCCTAAAGTTTTCCGTTTTCTTGGAAAACCTAACCCGACGACTGGTCTCATAAAGGACGTCCCGCGTAACACGTTTAAGCTAATCACCCGTAAGGGTGTGACGCCATTAGCCGGGCAGCCCTTCCAAAACATGCAGATCACTACAACTATTGATCTGCCTGCTGGAGCGGATACTGCCGACGCGCCTAATGTACGTGCTGCGTTATCGGCACATTTTGGTGCTCTGAGTCAGCAGTCTGCTGGTGCTGGAGATACCGTAGTTTCTGGTATCGTCTAACTTCAGCTTTCTGGCTTCTCTCGCACTTTTATATGTCTTGGGACTAGGAGCAAGCATGCGTGATTACGCTGTTGAGTTACCTATCTGCCTTGATCACGATCTGCGAATGGCTGGATGGAATGGGGCGATTAGTCCCTATCCTGATATAAACCTAAAGCAGAAAGCGATGCAGTCTCTCCGTGCTGCTTTCATGAAGAAATTCATGGACAGCCCTAAAGAAACTGCAGACGCTAAAGCTTTATCACTGTTCTTACAAATTAACGAACAGTGTAAATCGTTTAGACCAGGTGCTTCCAGCTGTACTGAGGCTGAATCTATTGCGCTTGGGGAGGCGAAGGATTTTCTCTATCGCCTTTTTCACCAAGATAATCAGACGTCTGGCAATTTAAGACGACTGACTCTTTCTGAAGTCTCCAATCGTTTTGGGTTAGGCAACGGTGCTAACATAGGGAGTTACAGTACTGATTTTCTTTCGAAAATCGGTACTTCTCATATGTCAGCTACAGATCGACGACTGTACTTACTATACGTACAGGCAATATCGTGTGACCCGCTTTGGTCTAGCGTTGAGTCTACTAGATCGAAGTTTAGGGAAGCTGATGTTGTTCAGGGTAGTCGCCTTAGTTTTGTACCTAAGACAACGGAAATAAGCCGCACCATATGTACTGAGCCCATTCTGAATATGTTATTTCAGAAAGGTATAGCTTCAGTTCTTGAAGACTTATTAGCTAGATCATGTGGTATCGATCTAAGCAAACAGCCTGATAAGAATAGAAGACTTGCTCAGCTCGGATCCGTCGATGGCAGTTTCGGTACTATTGATCTGTCATCTGCTTCAGATTCGATGTCTACTAGTCTGGTTACCGAGTTTTTCCCTAAACATGTCTTAGACATGCTAGTGATGACCCGGAGCCCTTTCGCCACCCTTCCAGGTGGAGCTAGTGTAGAGTTGCATATGATATCATCGATGGGGAATGCGTTTACTTTTCCCCTTCAGACGATATTTTTTGCGTCTTTAGTCTACGGTGCCTATCGGGTACTCTCTATTCCTTTTGAGAGGCCTTTTAGACATTCGCTAGGCAACTTCGCCGTTTTTGGCGATGACATAATCTGCAGGTCTCAGGCTTATGGCCTGATTTGCAGACTTCTGTCTCTCTGTGGCTTTAGCGTTAACGTAGACAAGTCCTTCAATGAAGGACCTTTCCGCGAGTCATGTGGCCATGATTATTTTTCCGGCCACAACGTTCGGGGAGTTTATATCAAGACTCTTCGAACGTCTAGTGACAAGTACTCTGCTATCAACAGGCTTAATCGTTGGTCGGCTCAGTGGGGTGTACCTTTACCCACGGTCGTTTCATCTCTTCTTAGGGGCGAGCGTATTCTGCCCGTCCCTTTCGATGAGATGGATGACTGTGGAATAAAGGTCCCACTGCGCTTTATCGAAAAGAGAAAGACTAGCAAGTATACTGGCGGGGTTGTCTACCGCTTCCTATACAAGCAGCCTAACTCTTACGATGTGACTGACGTTGAGTCTAAGCCTCCTAAGCTCCGTGGTTGGGTTAACAACCCTTCTGCGGTCTTACTGGCTGCGCTGGCAGGTACTCTTAGGTCTGGGAAGGCTACTACTCGCTCTTCTGAGCGTAGCCGAGCCAGAATTAGGACCCGATTCAGTTCGCGTTGGGACTGGATCCCGTCCGATCACGCAGAGATGCGTGAAATCGGTGAGAGATGGAAGTCTTTCATCGAGCTGAACCTTACCTTTTACAAGGTTTAGCACCGAGGGGGAAAGCTATCCCCCTCCCCGGGAC